TGGAATTACTGCATTAATAGTATCCTTTGTATATTTAGTGGTATGGTTGTTAATGGACGATTAGTAAGCATTTTTTATATACATTGTTCTGCTGCGTTTTAATGCAGTTGAACGCATTGTATAAGGTGCGTTTTAATGCACTTTATACGTTGTTAGCCACCGTTTTAATTTTAAGATATGATATTAAGAAGATTGGGAAATAAAAAGAAAATAGCAAAGGAAATACAAAAGTACTTTCCACCACATAAAATATACATTGAACCTTTTTTTGGTGCTGGTGGAATGTTTTTTAATAAACCAAAAGCAAAGTATAACATTGTAAATGATTTAGATAGTGATGTATTTAATTTGTTTAATGTGGTTATGAACCAAAAAGAAGAATTAGAAAAAGCATTTTACATGATGCCTATACATAGTGACCTGCTAAAACATTGGAAAGAGAATGAAGAAACTGAGCCAATTAAAAAGGCATTGAGGTTTTTGTTTTTGAGTAACTGGACAATATTAGGAACTGGTAACGGTTTGTATTTTGGTGGTAGTAGAGTACAAGGCAAAAAAAACTTTATACCTTTAATTGAATCAACTTTTGAAAAACTTTTTGATGTACAATTTAACAATCAAGATTGTAATAAGTTTTTAGTAAATAATAATTTAGATAATAGAGGAAATAAAAAAGAAAGTGATAACACCTTAATTTACTGCGACCCACCATATTTAGGAACAAATGATAATTACTCTAATAGCTTTACAGAAGAACAAAGCAAAGAATTATTTGATACACTTGAAGAGACTGGCTGTAAGTTTGCAATGAGTGAATTTGACCACCCTTTTATATTAGAACAAGCAAAGCAAAGAAATTTGAACATAATAATAATAGGCGAAAGACAAAACCTAAAAAACAGAAGAACAGAAATATTAGTAACTAATTATTCAAACTCGCAACAAAGTTTGTTTTAATGGTGGCTAACTACGGATATACGCACCTTTTAAGAGCGTCAAATAACAAGTAATAAAAAAAACACATTAAAAAGATACACCATGAAAGAACAAGAGTTTATAGAAATATTAAAAGCTAATTCAATTCATAGAACAAACGGATCTAAGAAAGAATATGTTTTTACAGATAAAGATATTGAGTTATGTGGTCAAGAATTAGAACATAAAATTAACGTAAAGAAACTGTAAAATCCCAAATACAATGGTAGAAACAACAATAGAAGAAATTCAAGAAAACAAGAAAGACCACGCGATACGTTTCGCTAACTGGCTATACAATAATTTTTTCATTCCTGTTGGAACTGATGGGAATTGGGAGATTGATTCAAGTCATTCTGAATTTAATGGAGATTTACCAGAGGTGAATTTATTTTCGACTGAGCAGCTCTATGAAAAATTCACGAACAAAAAAGGTGAATATTAATACTCTAGCGATCATGACGGACCAACAAATTGAAGAGCAAGCGAAAAATGAATATCCAGACATTAACTCGGATATAATTAGCGATCAATCGAAGAAAGAAAATTTGATTCGCAGAGCTGCTTATATAAGAGGCATGAAGAATATGAGGGATAAATCTACCCAAGAGAAGCTTGAAATTTTCAAGGACATTAAAGAAGAAGCTTACCACATTATTGAACTGTGTTGTGAAGCAGCAGATCAAAACGAAATGAATGATTATTTGAATGGACAGATACAAACTGCTGAACTGTTCAAGATCAAGGCAGAAGAACAAATTAAAAACAATCAGTAGGTTTAATAACTAAACTACCTAATAACACAAAATCCTTAAGTATAAATTTGTATTCTTTGAATGATAAATAAAATTTATGTATCTTTATAAATCAATAGTTAAATGTTATGGCAGCACCTAAAGGGAATTTATTTGCACTTGGATTAGATACCTCTGGAAGACCTCCTATTTATTCTGATGATGAAGATGGGTTTAAAGAATATAAAGATAGGTGCATAAGCTTTTTTGAGTATTGTGAATCAACTAAACAAAAAGCTACCATTACAGGACTTGCTTTATATCTAGGTTTTTCCTCAAGGGGAACTCTTAACGAGTACTCTAAGAAAAAAGTATTTTCGGACATAACTAAAAGAGCTATGTTAATGGTTGAAAACTCTTATGAATTAGGGGGTAATACAATCGATATTTTTGCTCTTAAAAATATGGGATGGAAAGATAAGACAGAAACAGATAACACGCATAGGGGAGATATAACCATAACTAGAGTAATAAAGAAATAGTGAAGACATAGGAGTGTGGAGGGTAAAAAAGTAACATTAAATAAAATAATTAAACTTGGTTAACCTTCAATTAGAATATACTCAAAACCAAAACAACTTCTTATTTGGTTACAAACCTGAATCAAAATTTATTATTGTTCCTGCTGGCCGTCGTTTTGGTAAAACAAAAGGCGCGTGCAATGCTACAATCGAATGGATGATAGAAGGTAAGAAAATCCTTTGGGGTGACACGATTTCTACTAACATCGACAGATACATAGAAAGATATTGGAAACCAGAGCTAACAAAATCAGAAATAGACTATCAATATTCTTCACAGAAAAAAGTAATGACCTTAAACGGTTTTAACGGCTACATTGACTTTAGAAGTGCAGATAGACCCGAAAACTGGGAGGGTTTTGGATATGATATTATAGTCTTGAACGAGGCGGGTATTATATTAAAAAACGATTACCTGTTTACAAATGCAGTACTTCCTATGCTTATTGATAGTCCAGGGTCTAAATTATACGCTATTGGAACTCCTAAAGGTAAAACAAAAAAGGACGGAAAAGAACATCGTTTTTATTCCATGTATAAGAGATCGTTAACAGATGATAATTTATACGAGTTATTTCAATATTCTAGTTATGATAATCCTTACTTAAACGAAAAGGATATAAAAGAGCTAGAACAAGAAATAAAGCTTATGAATCCTGCAATGGTTCAACAGGAAATATACGCGCAGTTTGTTGACGGTGCAGAAGGGGAGTTATGGGATCAAGTAATAATAAATAGACAAAGAGTAAAAACGTATCCGACATTAATTAGAACAACTATTAACATAGACCCAGCTATAAGTGCAACAGCCAAAAGCGACGAGACAGGTATAACAGTAACAGGAAAAGACTCAAATAATAACAAATACTTATTGGAAGATTGTTCTGGAATATACACCCCTGAACAATGGGCTTCAGAAACAAAAAGATTGATTAATAAATGGAATGGAGATTGTGTTGTAGCCGAAAAAAACCAAGGTGGCGATATGGTAGAAAGTGTTTTAAGGGCAGCAGGAATTAAAACAAGGGTAAAGCTTGTAACAGCTACAAAGGGAAAATATGTAAGAGCTGAGCCTATTTACGCTATGTATGAGCAAGGCAAAGTGTTTCATGTTGGTTACTTTAATAAATTAGAGTCCCAAATGTGTTCCTTCTCTAGTGACCTTAAAAAATCCCCTGATAGAGTAGATTCTTTAGTTTGGGGATTAACTGAGTTAATGAGTCAAAAAGAGGTATTCTTTTTCTGATCTATAATTATACATCTTTTTTATATAAAAATAATTTATTACTTTTGGTATTGTAATAAGTTTTATTTATATGGCATTAGGAATTAGAAACCCTTTTTATTTTACAAGAAACAGAACAGGGGTTACAGAAGAAGATTTACAAAGAGCAGTTTCTAACGCATTTAATCAAGCTTTTTTATGGGGTTCATACGGAACAGAAGCGCTAGACGATGACCAAAACACAAAAAGATATATTGATTTAGCTTATAATATTAATCCAGATGTTTATTCTGTGATAAACCAGATATCAAGTAAATTCAATTCAGTCCCTTATTACATAAATAGAATTGATAATCAAAAAAGCTATAAAAAGTTAAAGTCGCTTAACAACGCAACTAAATTTAACTATTCAATACCTCAGTTGTTTAAATCGATTTCATTTCAAAGTGAAAGTTTTAAGGAAGATGCGCTTCCAATGCCATTAGAAAATCCAAATCCTTTTCAAACATGGAGTGAGTTTTTTAAATTAAGCGATACATTTCTACAAACTAACGGCACTGTTTACTGGTACTTTGAAAAGCCTTTGCTAAGAGAAAACGCAGATCCGACAGCTATGTATGTTCTTCCTTCTCATTTAATGGAAATAGTGTTAAAGCCTAATTCTGAAATTATTGGAAACGAAAACCCCGTAGATTATTACATGTTAAAAGAAGGATATCAATATGTTAAGTTTCCTGAAGAACAAGTAATCACAATAAAATATCCAAACCCTAATTATAGTCAAAACGGAGCCAATTTATACGGAATGTCTCCGTTAAGAGCATGCTGGAAAAACATTATGGCTACAAATAAAGGATTGGATTTAGCGGTTAATAATTTAAAAAGTGGGGGTGCTTTTGGTTTAATACACGCAAAAGACAACCAAACGCCTTTAACGGAAGACCAAGGTAAATCTATAAAGGAGCGTTTAAAGGAAATGGATGCTAGTACTGAGGATTTAGGGCGTATTTCTGGAGTTAGCGCGGCAATAGGATTTACTAGAATATCATTAACAACAGACGAGTTGAAGCCGTTTGATTATTTCAGCTACAACCTTAAAATGGTTTGTAATGTGCTGGGATGGGATGATAAGCTTTTAAACAGCGATAAAGCATTAACAGAAAACAATTTAGAAATTGCACAGAAAAGAGTAGTTTCAAATAAAATAGTATCGGACATAAAGTTATTTGAAGAAGCTTTTAATAATAAGGTTTTACCGATGTTTAGCGGTTATGAAAACGCTGTTATTTATTGGAATCCTTCAGAGCTTCCAGAAATGCAGCAGGACTATGAAACAATGGTTAATTGGGTTTCTAAAGCTGTGGACGTTGGTTTAATAACCAGAAATCAAGGATTAATGGCAATGAATATTCCTTTAAATGATGACCCGAATATGGATGTTATTACCGTAAAAGACGATGTGATGACATTAGAGGAGGCTATTTTACCAAGCGATGAAATAAGGATAAGACAAAACTAATTAAAAGGAATGTTATTTAAAAAATTTATTGATTCTTCTCTAGGAATTGAATTTAACCAATCATCATTGGTACATTCTTTAGATTCTTTTAATTCATATAAAACGGTATTTTTTTCATCAACATTAAAAGACGCTATTTTTTTGTTATTTACACTAACAGTTATTTTCATGAAAAATTATTTTTAACAAAGATAGCAATAAAACATAAATGACAGAAGAACAATATAGAAGACGTTGGTTAAGGCAGCATAATAGTTATGAAAGAACAGCGTATTCAATTTTTTCGCGTTCTTTTAGAGAAACGGCTTTAAGAATACCTTTTAATTTCATCAATGAAAACAATTACGAGCAAATAATTAATAACGCTATAACAACAACAGAAATAACAAATGCTTATTACGAAGTTTATAATGAAATAGGACAGATACATGGAACTAGAACAGGAAACAGCATAAACAGGCAACTAAAGGATTTTATAGAGTCTATATTTTTAAATCAGTTTCAAAGAACATTATTGACATGGTTGTTAAACAATGCTGGAACTAGAATTACAACTGTTAGTCAAACTTATGCAGATTATATTATACAGGAAATTGCGAGGGGTTTAGCTGGAGAAGAAAGTATAAGAGATATTGTTTCTAACATTCAAAGAAGATTAAACAATCCCAGATCAGGGTGGTACAGATGGCAATTATTAAGAATAGCAAGAACAGAAACAACGGCGGCCGCAAATCACGGAGCAACCGTAGCGACTCAAATAAGCGGGGTTGCAACTGATAAAGTTTGGATCAGTGCCGACGATAGCAGGGTAAGAAGACCACCGAAAAGCATATTTAATCACGCGGCAATGAATGGAGTTAAAATAGATCAAAACGAAAAGTTTAATGTAAACGGTGATTTAATTGATTTTCCAGGAGACCCAAAAGGAGAGGCTGGAAATATTATTAATTGCAGATGTGCAAGTGCAGTTGTCGTTAGAAGGGATAACGAAGGAAATATAATTAGGATATAAAAGACAATTATTCGAATGCAAAAATTAACATTTAAAAAAACAATAAAATGGCATTTAGAATAGAAACAGTAGGTGATTATGCGTTTCAAGTAGTTGACACATTGAGCCCCACACCTCCTTTAATGTACTTACCGCGTCAGGGGACATGGTACGAAGAACAATCCTTGCAGTCGGGATTTGTAAAATTTTATGGAACCTCTGGAACTAATGAAGATAATATAAAGTTATACAGTAGGTTTGAAAGTGATTTTAAGGGATTTCCTTTAGCTGAATGTGTAGATGATTCAGACACTCCTTTTACAGATGTAACTTTTAGAGCATGGGTAGGAGCTAATTTAGGGGGTTTTAATACGGGTGGGTCGACACCCTCACCAACGCCATCATTAGAAAATAGAGTTGTTGTAACTCAGAGTAACTACCAAACAACACTTTCTAATATTGATTCTACTAAAGAATATTTTATAGATGGTGTTGTAGATGTTGCTAGCTTTAACATAACACCTCCTTCTGATCCCAACGGGATGCTTATCGTTGGGTATGATTTTGATACTTCAAAAATAATATCATCGAAAGATAATTTTACACTTATTCAGTCGTCACCTATTGTAGGCGGTGATTTGGTTTTGTTAGGAATGACGCTTTCACAATTTGATAAAACTTACTTAGAAGTTTCTGGATTGTACGGGCAAATAAATTCTTTAGGGAATGATTTTACTAATGACGATCCTGGTAATACCGATTATAAAGTTTTTTCCTATGATGATACAGGCGTAAGCGGTAATTATTTCGTTGTTATTAATTCTAATATAGGTAACTTTTGGGTTGTGATAGAAACTCCTGCAAATCCTTCAACTTATGTAAACGGAACTAACTTATCCCCAATAACAAACACTGAAAGCGTTTCTTTTACTTCAGAAACCCAAGAAGGTAAAAATGTTCCTGATTCAACAGATTCTAAAGTTAGTTATTCAGGTGGTTCTGGAGGTTCTGGAAATATTAAAATCAGAGATTTAGCAATCGAGATAAGTGGAAGCAACTCCGAGGTATATGATTTAACCCCAATAGATAACTTTAGAGCAATTGAAGTTAACAGGGTAAACTATAATAACTGTACTTCGTTAGGTGAAATAAACGGATATAGACAAGGATTCGAACAGGGTTCTGGTAGGTTTGGAGGAACTCCTACATTAACTTTTTCGGGAAATTGGGGTGGTGGATATGTTTATACCGATACTATTGTTAGAATTTTAGACTCTGGAATGACAGAGCCTTTATTTAGAGAGGGTACAAACTTTGTGATGAATAGCAGATTCAGAAGTAATGCTAATATAGATCTGCCTTCTTTTGCTTCTTTTTTAGATTTTAACGGCACAAACTTTCCTAATACAAACACCCTGCAACTAAACGGCTGTACAATAACGAGAAATGGGGTTTTCAACTCCGAAGACTCAAACATAACACCAAACACAAGCGAAGGAGATGTAATTTCCGACTGGAACAGTAACACAGGAATAAGAAACACTATAAGATGTGGCGCGTTGAATGTAGATACTCAAGTTCCAACGGTATTAGTACAAAACATTTGGAATGATGTTAACGCAGTTTGGGGTTCTTCAGAATTACAACACATGGATAGCCCCACAAATGGAGAATTAAGGTTTTTAGATCAAACAGAAAGAGATTTTGAGTTAAAAGGACAGATAATAGTCTCTGGAGGGGCTGGAGATGATTTAGAATTTAGAATAGCTATAAGTAGAAACGACGGGGTAACTTTTGATGAGTTTGGTAGAGTTTTTCAAAGAAATGTTAATTTTCAGTTCTTTGGAGAGGATAGGGCGGATTTAACAATTATTCAACCATTAAAACTAAACTTAAATGACAGGGTAAAGCTTCAAGTTAGAAACATTACAGATTCAATAAATATAACCGCTTTGCAGGATAGTTATTTTTTAATGGAGCAGAGGTAGTATAATTATAATCTATAGTAAGCTAAACAACTATAAATAAAATTTATTATATTTGAAGTATGGATAACCTATTACTTAAACAGCATTCGCAGGAAATTGAGTTAAAAGATTTAGATGAATCCAAAGGAATAGTGGTTGCTTATGCAAATGTTTATGACTTTGAAGATAGTGACGGAGACATTTCAGCAAAAGGAAGTTTTACGAAAACGGTAAGAGAAAACTCTAAGCGCATAAGAGTGTTAAAAGACCACAATCCTCGAATTACTTTAGGAGTTCCTTTAGAAATTGACGCTGGTGATTCTTACGGACTTCTTACAACGAGTCAGTTTAACATGTCTAAAGATGTATCGAAAGATATGTTTACAGATATTAAACTAATGGTTGAAAATGATTTGAGTGCAGAATTATCCATAGGATATAATGTAGTTGCCAGAAGCAAATCAGACAAAAGAGTGATTAACGAATACAAGTTAATGGAATATTCGTTTTTGTCAAGCTGGGGCGCAAACAGCAAAAGCACCGTCCAAAGCATTAAAGGAATTAAAAACACTGCTCAAATTATTGAGCTTATTGAAAAATCATATAATCTTGATTACTCAGATACAAGATTAAAACAAATAGAAGAACTATTAAAATCACTTACTAGAGCCGAGCCGTCAGTAGACACTCAGGAAAAAGAAGCCGATATTTTACAGAATATAGTTCAATCATTAAATAATTTTAAATATTAAAAAAAATGTCGGATACATTAGACTTAAAAGATTATAACGACGCCTTAGAAAAGGTAAAGTCACATATTAAAGAGGGTACAGCAAAAGAAATTAAAGACGCAATCGAATCCTTTAAATCAGAATATAAAGGCGAATTCAAAGACGAATTAGAAACAGTTCAAGAAGAGCTTTTGGGTAAACTTAAAGAAGTTCAAGAACACGCTGACAAACTGGATGTTAAGCTTCAAGAAAAACAAAAAGGAGAAACAAAGCAATCGAAAAGCTTTACAGATGTTGTAAAAAAAGCAATTAGCGACAATTACGAAAACATCAAGGAAGTAGAGTCTGGTAAGAAGGAGAAATTTACTTTTAGGACTAAAGATATGACACTAGGAGCAAACTTAACTGGTGATGCGCCTAAAGATTATAATTTAGATGTAGTTCAGGCTCCGTTTCAAATGATTAACGTTTCAGACTTGGCAACAACTGCACCAATTTCTGGAGGTACTTATGTTTTTTATAGAGAAACATTAGCAGCAAACAATATCGGAGTTCCAGCAGAAGGCGCTCAGAAAGGTGTAAATGATTACACATATACTGAAGTAACTGTGAATACTGACTTTATCGCAGGGACGAGCAGATACTCTAAAAAAATGAGAAACAACTTACCTTTTTTAGAGAACTCTTTATCGATAGCTTTAAGACGTGATTACTATAAATCTGAAAATAGTTTATTCCATACTAAAATCTCAGGAGAAGCAACTGCATCACCTGTAGTTACAGGAAATGAAATTGAAAGATTATTGAATGTAGTTTCTATTTTAGCCGCTAACGATTTTATGGCTAATGGAATTGTAATTAACCCTGTGGATTATTTTAAAATTATAACTACAGAAAAGTCTACTGGAGCTGGTTATGGGTTACCTGGAGTTGTAACAATTGACGGAGGTATATTAAGGGTAAACGGAATTCCTGTATTTCAGGCTTCTTGGTGTCCTGCCGACAACTATTATGTTGGGGATTGGTCAAGGGTTACTCAAGTAGTGACAGAAGGATTTAGTTTCGCTGTATCTGATCAGGATAAAGATAACTTCAGCACAAACAACATTACGGCCAGAGTTGAGCAACAAACAGAAATAGTAGTAGAACAGCCAGAGGCTCTTTACTATGGTGACTTTACAGCAGTATAACGATACACTTTCGAGTGATTGTCGCCCCTTGTTTATCGTAATGGTTGCGAGGGGTTACTATTAAATTTTATATTATGGCAAAAGTTATAGAAACATTTTATCATCTGAAAACGGGGAAAAAATATTTTCCTGATGATGATTTTAAAGCAGATGCTAAAGAGGTCAAAAGATTAATGGATTTAGGAAAACTTAAAAAAGAAGTTAAGAAAAAAACTAAATAATGGCATACACTGACATCATATCATTAGCAGACGCAAAAAACTACCTTAGAATTGACGACGGTTTTACCTCAGATGATTCACAGATAACAGGAATGATTAACGCGTCTTTAAGATATGTTGAGAAATTTACAAATCATATACTTTTTCAAAGATCAAAAGATTATTTACTAATTAATGGTTGCGCTAAAGTATATGATTTTCCAATCAATAGCATAACATCACCCTCAGATACGGAACAAACAAAAAGTTTCACATACAGTAATTTTAGGGCTTCTCAGAACGAAGAAACATTAACGCTAGATATAGGATATTCTACTGTTGATAATATTCCAGATGAATTGATTCAATATGCGTATTATAAATTAAAGTTTTACTATTTCGAAGCTAAAGACGATGATACGGGAAAGGGTGAAATACCAGAATGGGCTGAAGACAGCATACATCAGTACAAAAGGTTTATTTTTTAATGAGGGCAAGAAGATTTACAAAACAGGTTGAATTGTGGTCGACAAACTCTGTAGCAGATGGGTTTGGAGGTAATACGGTTACTGAATCTAAAATAACGGATATCTGGTGTGATTTATCAACTTTGGATAGATTAAAGTATGCGAATAGAGATACAGGGGATATTGATTTTGCAAACAGTGTTTCCGTTACCATTAGAGAAAACCCAAATTTAACCATTGATTACAAAAACAACTTCATTGTTTATTTAAACGAAAAATACTTTTTTACAGACAGACCTGTAGTAAAAGACTTTCAAAAAGGATATGTGAGCTTTATAATGCTCAGAAATAACGATGTTTAAGACAGATATAAAAAACCTTAACGTTGTATTAAAACAACTAAAACAATTTGGAGAAGAAGCCGAAAAAGAGGTTGAAGTTAACATTTTGGCCACCGCTCAGGATATAGAACTAGAGGCTAAAAGTAAAGCTCCTGTTGATTTAGGTTTTTTAAGAAATCAAATAGCTTCAGAAAAAATAGACGAATTAAATTACAAGGTAGTAGCTAATGCACCTTACAGTGCTTACATGGAATTTGGAACGGGAGGAGAGGTTGAAGTCCCTAAAGAAATGAGAGATATAGCGCACCTTTTTAAAGGAAGAGGAGAAAGGAAAGTAAATATTAGACCAAGACCCTTTTTATACCCTGCTTTTGTTAATGGACGCAAAAACTTAATAAAGGACTTGGAAAGATTATTAAACAATCTAGGTAAAAAATATAGTTAATGAGCAAGCCGTTGCCTGACAAATGGATAAGAAAAGCTGTTTTTGATCAAATTAATAACATTGTTGTTGATGGGGTTACCATTCCTTGTTATGATACAAACGTAACTGGAGAAAAGAAAAATGCTTATGTGCTTATGACTACTCAAATATCCCCAAGTGTAAATGATAATAAATGTGGGATTAAATGGAACTCGTCTTTACTGTTGGATATATTTACTAAATACCAATCATCAGGTAATACAGGAAGTAGACTTTTTGCAGATAATATTGCAGATGAAGTAAGAAATTTAACTCAAAGCTTAGTTTTAGATCCTTTGAGCGGATTAACAATAGTTTGGCAAAGACAAGATTTTGAACCAGACATTTCAAGCACAACAGAAAACGAAATAGTTTTTAGAAAGCTGTTGAGATTAGAATTTATGATTAATTAAAAACAATAAAGATTATTTATTGTATATTTGAAATAGTATAATAAAAATTTATAATTATGCCAACATTAGTAAATGGAGTAAATGTTTTATTTAAGGTTTACGACGGAGCTGCTTACGTTCCTGTTGTGTGCTTAAAAAACAATAATCTAACCGAAACCAAAAACATTATTGAATCTCAAACAAAATGTAATCCAGGACAAATAAAGAAAACACCAGGAAGTTATACCTATGAAATTTCTATTGACGGGGAATATGGGTATGACGCAGGAAGCGTAGAGCAATATGACGATTTAAGGCTAAAACTTTTTAACGGTGATTTGGTTCAGTGGGAAATAGAAGGGTATTTTGCAGACGGAACTAATGCTAATTCGTATTATGGGAGTGGTTACTTGTCAGAAGTGTCAACAGAGGCGAGTTCAGAAGACGCAATAGTGACCTTTTCCGCTACTTTGATGGGTGACGGTGAAACCGATATCACACAAGTAAATCCAAATCCTTAATACATGAGTAAATTTAGTTTAACTGTAAATCAAAAAGAAATTGGGTTTCATGTTGGAGTAGGGTTTTTAGGCTTTTTCCAATCAAAACACCAAGTAACATTAAGCGAAATGGTTTACAATTTAGAGCAGTACCCATTTGAATGGGCTCCTAAAATGATGTATGATAGTGCGGTTTATAGACAAGAAAGAGACGACAATACAAAAAAGCTTAGTTTCTCATTAGATAATTTGATAGACTGGTTAGATTTAAAAGGAGGTATTGAATCGATAGGGCTGTTTAATGCAAAGTTCAGGGAGTTTTTGGAAACTCACTTGCCAGATCAAGATACAGAAGATTCAAAAAAAAAATAAACTGGGTTGAGGATGTTGTTAGTGTGGCATTAGGAGAGTTAGGTGTGCCAACTTTAAGTGATGTTTATGATATGAGTTGGGCGGAGTTTAGAATACGCCTTTTTGCGTATAAAAGGATGCAAAAGAATAAAATAGATTTATTTAGAATGCACGCGTTTCATGCAGCACAAGGAGGTTTATATGCTTTTGCTCCAAATAAATTTCCTAAGACCTTAGACAAGTTTTGGAAAGTTTCTAACACTAATGTAAAAGATATGCAAAAAAGACTTGAATTTTTAAAACAGCAGCAAAAAAAATTTAAAGATAATGCCTAGGTTAGAAGTAGAAATAACTGGAGAAATAAGAGACTTAGAAAAGGCTCTGAAAAAAGCCGAACAAGATTTAAAAGACCTTGAAGGACAGTCTTTAAAAACTGGTGCAAAAATACAAAGAACAGGAACACAAGCCGCTTCAGGGATAAATAAATTAGGAGGCGCCACCGCAAACGCCGTTCCAGCCGTTACGGAATTTTCAAGAATAATTCAAGATTTACCTTTTGGTATAAGAGGGGTGGCCAACAATGTTACGGCTGCGCTAGAAAGGTTTCAGCAGCTTTCAGCCAGATTAGGAGGGTCTACAAAAGCGTTAAAAGCAATGGCTTCTTCGCTTATTGGTCCTGCGGGTATTTTATTTGCAGTTTCTACTGTTACTTCATTATTAGTTTCTTTTGGGGATAAGTTGTTTTCCTCTAGTAAGAAATCTGATAAACTTGCAGACTCTACAAAGAAAACAAACGAAGAACTTCAAAACCAAAGTCAAATACTCAAAGATTTAATTAAAGATTACGAACAGTTTTCAAAAATTAGAACTCAATCAATATTTAACACTACTAAAGAAAAAGAAAATGTAAAAGCATTGTTTGCTGTTTTAAGAAGTGAACTGAGTACAACAGAGGAAAGGCAGAGGGCTTATTCGGCGTTAAATAAAACATATTCTGAGTATTTAAAAAATGTAGACCCAAACAACATAAACCAAGTAATTAAAGCTGAAATAAAACTTTCTAAACAATTAGAGGTTAGAGAGAAAAGAATCCAGACTTTAAATAAACTTGAAGAAACAGCGAGAGAAATACAGTTAAAGAGACTAGAATTAGACAATCTTGGAAATGTAGCTGTAAACGACAAAAGACAAGCGGCTTTAGGAACAGAAATACTTCAGCTTCGACAGCTTCAAAAGGAGCTTAGAGAGGCTTTAGAATTATATACTTCTTTAGACACTTCTATTGGAGAATTAGGACAAGGGCAAAGACCGCAAGCCACGACCTTAGAAACTGGATTAGTTGCTACGGGATTGTCAGAAATAGGAAATCAATTAGATGTTATCTTACAAAGACCTTTAACCCAAATAGATGATTTTACACAAAAGATGCAATTAGCTTTACTCGCGTTTAATGAACGAATGCGGCAAATAATTCAAAATAACATAGCAAACACTTTTGCAGGAATTGGAGAGGCTATTGGAAACGCTTTAACGGGAGCGCAAAATTTAGGGGATGGGTTGGCTAAAGTTTTGCTTTCATCCGTAGGGTCAATCTTGAAACAACTCGGGACATTAGCTATAACAATAGGGGTAACACTCTTAAAAGTAAAAACCGCTTTAAGCACATTACGCCCTGAAGTTGCAATAGCAGCTGGAATTGCTGCCATTGGTTTAGGTACTGCGTTTTCTGCGGGGGCTTCAAATTTAGGCAGTCAAATACAGGGAGGAAATGTAAGCTCTGGAGTAGGAGGCGCAACAAGCGGCAATTTCGGAACTGGAAGAACTGGATTCAGTGGTCAAAGCTTATTCGGTAATTTAACCTTTACAATTAGAGGCGAAGATTTAGTGGCCGTTGTAAATAACGCAATTGATCAAACGGCAATATTTGGAGGTAATGTAACGGTAGGTAATGACTAATGGCTTTAAAGTATTTTTTAGAATATTATGATTTAGTAGGTGTTTTTCATAAAGCCGAAATAGATGATCCTGAATATGTAGGAGAGCCTATAAAGGTAAATGGATATGTAGAATTAGCCGCAGGGAGTGTAAATAGTCCTATTGAATCGATAAGAGGAACAGGATTAAAGCTATTTTTAGACGCTTCAGTAAATTTAACTTTTCAGGATTTATACTCAGAAAACGAGAGAACATTTAAAGTTACTTATACCAGAGAAAATATAGTAGAATTTGTCGGGTTTTTAAACCCCGAAGGGCTTTTTGAAAATTATGTTTCTGATAAATGGATAATTACTTTAATATGCGCGGACGGGTTGTCTTTTTTAAAAAATCTTAGTTACATAAACAACGAAACAAAAGAGTCTTTTAGTGGTAAACAAAGGGAAATTGATATTATTGCCAATTGCTTAAAAAGAACAAACTTAGATCTAAATATCTACACAAGTATTGGAATATCATATACAGGACAGCCTTCTAATACAAACGTTCTTACTCAGACTTATTTAAACTCAGAAAGGTTTTTAAAAGAAGATAATCAAGACACTATAATGAACTGTGAAGAAGTTTTAAGAAGTGTTATTGAAAAATACAACGCCGTTGTAATATTCTATCAAGGGGGTTGGCACATATTCAGACCCATTGAGTTATTTAATTTTACAGCTAGAACTTTTTACGGCTATGATTCAAACGCAGAGCCCTTAAACCCAGTAACTAAAGAAGTAGATTTTACTTTTAATTTAGGAAGTCAAATAGATGGTTTTTACCCTCATTGGGCTGAAACAGATCAACAGAAAAGAATTAAAAACAGTATAGGAGCTTATAGAATTAACTTAAAATACGGGTTAGTTAGAAATATATTAGCAAACCCAACATTGTTAAATCAAGGAACAGGATTTCAAAGCCCAAGTGATTTTGAGGTTTTCGACTGGAATGTTTTAAACTCTTTGTACATAGGTTTTAATAGCGACAATCCTGGAGTAGGTGTTGCTGTAACAAACGCTCCGAGCGTGGTTTTAGTATTAGAATCAGACCCTATAACGGTAACACAAAATGAACTTTTTCAATTTAGTTTTACCCAAAAATCTTTAAATGAAACCCCTGGAATACCTCCATTTTTAGAAAATAATCGAATAGGATATAGAGTAAAATTAACCGACGGAGTTACAGATTATTATTTACTTGACGATGGAAGTTGGACTACTAGTGTAGAGGCTATTGATATAGGAACTGTATTTATTGGTTTTACAACTTTTACAGTTCAGGCAGATACGCTACCTGTTTCTGGTGAAATTACAGTTCAATTACAAGACGCTAGAGACGTAGGTTTTGTATACGTTACTTTAATTGATATTAGGTCTGTCACTGAAATAGTAGGTGAAAACCATTCATTTGAAAAAACAGTGAATCCAAGTTCAAAAATTTTACCAACTAAAGAAATATTTAATGGAGATATTCCGAGTGATTCTTATTTAGGGACAATTTATCAATTTGATGAAACAACACCTACTGAAACATGGGTAAGAGATGGATTTACAAACCCAAATCCTATACTTCGAGTAATGGGAGAAGATACAATGAGTATGTTTCAAAACCCTTCTATTGAATTTAAAGGTGGATTGTATGGTTTTATTCCCTACATGAGCAGGGTGTTAATTAACAACAATGAAGGTGTTTACATTCCTATCGAGTATAGGTACAATACAAAAACAAATACCATGCAGTTGAAGCTTAGAGAAATATTTGGGGTTTTTAGTGGCATATCCTATGAGTTTAATTTTGACTATGGAAATGTAGTAGACCCTACAATACAAGGATAGATAAAATTTATGAATATATAATTTTACATAAAAAAAACTTATATTTGTTTTATGGCAAATGATTTTTACAAGGGTGACGAAGATATTCTATACATAAAAGTAAATGAAACCTATTACCCTGTAGCCTGTTTAGTTTCAAATGATTTTTCTGAAAACTCAGGCACAATTGAAACCACCACACGAGATAATTTAGGATGGAAAACATTTCAACCAACAAACCAAAGTTTTGAAGTGTCTTTTGAGGGAATTGAAACACAAGAAGACGTTATAAACGGGCTGGTTACTTACAAAGACTTACAGAACTTTAAGAAAACTCAAACCCTAATAGATTTTAGAATAGGAAGCGTAAAAATAATTCAAGGGCAAGGATATATCATAAATATATCTAAAAACTCTCCTGCTGGGGATTTGGTTTCGTTTAGCGGACTACTACAAGGGTTTGGAAGTTATGACAATTACGATCCTAATTTGAATGACGTTTTCAATTATGATTTAAACTTTGATTTATAAAAATGGCAACAAACAACAAATTAATTTTAACGTTTAACAGAGATTTTACATTAGATGATACTGTAGAGCTTGTTATACAAATTTCTCAAGTAGGAGGGGTAACTACTTTTACGTGGGTAAATACAGTTTCAAATGCTTTTGAAGTAGAAATAGGAACGCCTACAGGAATTTTAGGAGAAAATACAGCAATAAACTTTACAGCGGCTTGGCAAAACTCAATAACAGGATATAGTATTAGTCAATCAACAAATTCTGTAACAATAGTTGCGGGTGACAACACTTCTTTCATAAGCGTGGTTGCTAAAGATAGTGGAGGTAATACATACAATATTCCAGCAGATTATAATGTAGCCATTTTGACACAATCATCAGGAAACAAAATAACATATTCTGATAAAATAGGGTTACGTCCAAAAAAAACCCATATAAATCAATGGTGGGATGATGATGCTAACGAGGTAAAAGAAAAACACAATCTAAACGATGACAGAATAACTCAAAACGAGTTATTAAAAGCCAATTTAAACGGAGGTAACATATTTACAGGAAATCAACAGTTTAATAACGGAGTTGTAACTACTGATACTGACATGGTAATTAACGGTATTCGTGTTGGTGGAGGAAATAGTGCTGTAAACACTAATGTAATAATGGGTAATGGAGCTGCTGCTAATATTTTGCCAGATGAAGTAACAGCATGTGTTATTATAGGAACACAAGCAGCAGAAAATATTACGGATTTAGACAAAATAACCGTTGTAGGTCATTTTTCAGGAAAAAATTTAACAACAGGAGGATTTTCAACTTTTTACGGTTACGAATCTGGAAGAGATAATGAAGATGGATTAGATAATACTTGGGGGGGATATGCTTCAGGACAAATAAATATTTCGGGTAACTTTAATACTGGTTGGGGATATGCTGTAGCTAGATTTTTGCAAGGAGGGTCGGAAAACGTTATGTACGGTTGGGGAGCTGGACGTGGTGTTTCAGAAGTTAATCCTTATACTGGGTCTTCAAGTATGTTTATGGGATATCAAACGGGTCAAAAAGCGTTACAGGCTTTAAGAGATACTTTTGTAGGATATCAATCTGGTTTTGCTGCTAACGGATCTGAAGACAACACAACATTAGGGTATTTTTCAGGGCAAGGGATTATAACTAATGTTCGATGTACTTATTTAGGTTCTAGAGCTGCATTAAACGCAACACAATCTCAAAGAATGACCGCTATTGGTTACGATACTGCATCAGGTATAACTACAGGAGGAAACAACTCTTTATACATAGGGGCAAACATTCAACCAAGCTCAGCCACTGTAAACGCTGAAATGAGAATCGGGCTAGGAAACGGAACTGTGCTAATAGATTGGCTCGCTTCGAAGTTTATACTTGACAGCACTTTTTCAATCTTAAAAAATGGTGATGGTAGCACAACACTATCAAACGAGAACGATGAAAAAATAAATGTAGACGCCACTGTGAGGATTGAAGGCGCTACTTCAGCAGTATTAGAAATGTACGACCAAGGCGAAGCCGTTAGCGGAACCATGACATACGACGGAAACGCAGAAGAATTTACCTTTAGCACCGAAGTAGACGTAGAGGGAATCGCAAGTGCTAGAGCCTTAAAGACAACTGGCTATACTGTAGCGACATTACCTACTGGAAGCCAAGGAATGAGAGCATATGTAACTGACGCATCAAGCGTTTCTTACAGAGCCACTGCGACAGGTGGAGGATCTGAAGTGGTTTCTGTGTTTCATGATGGAACAAACTGGATATATAGCTAATTAATAATAAAAACAATAACATGAAAAATTTAAACGAAATTGATCTCAATGACTTAGATGTAGGTTATGATATCGTAACAAGGAAATGCGATGATCCAAACGGAGACGAAAACGATCAAGGAGACGAAGACAGCATTGTCGGAGACAGACCAGACGACCGTGACTAAAAAGATAATACTTTACACGGGATTAATAATAGGAATTGGAACCTATCTTTTTTGGAATGATCTAAGGGATTTAGGATTTAAAGTTTTCTACCCAGGAAACGCCCTGTTTATTTTTTCTCTGTGTTTGTATTTATTTTTAACAGAAACGAAAAGCTTTATTAAATACGTCCTCTTTTGCCTTTCGTTAAACAATCTTTTAGATGAATTATTTTTTGATCCTACTAAGATGGGTATCAGTGAAGTATTTATTTTTCTGACTGTTTTGATTTTCGCTATATTAAGAAGTAAAAATGCAAAAAGAACCTAGTTATTTTGATGAAGCTTATGAATTTATAGTAAAAATAATTATTCCAGCTTCTGCTGGGATTGCTGCAAAAGTGGCAATTCAAATGAAGAATGAGAAATTGAGTATCAGTAGAGTAATTATAAGCTTTATTGCAGGTATCGTTTGTGCATACTTTGCATACCCCTTTATAAACAACTTTGCAGACCAAGAATATATGCCTGCATTGATTGGACTTTCTGCTATTAGTGGAGAGAAGATAACCGAGTACGCGGTATACAGATTTAAGATTGATGTATTTTTAGGTGTATTGGTAACTACGATTTTAGAAAAAATTAAAGGCAAAAACAAATGAAAAAAGCAAAACTAACGCTTGTATTAATCGTTTTAATAATGATTAACGCTTGCAAACCTACTTACAGCTCGTTAGCTTACGACAACGCATTAAAAGCCAAACAGGATGTTTTAAACACCGTTGAGCTTAGCATTAATCCTTACGGGGATTTTGTAGGAAAGATTGACTCTTTAAAGTTAGAATTGAATTCTTATTATACCTATGAGTTAGAGCGACCTAATAACAAAGCTTCAGTAGAAATCTGGAAAAGACTCATTAAGGATAAAGGAGTGGTGACAAAGTTTTTCGAACTATGGAAAACATTGGGCGTATTAAGATCAAAAGAAGTCGAGACATCCAAGAAACAAATAGGATTGAACTTTGATCAATTAATCGAATTAGAACAAGCTAAACAATAAGGTCATGGGAGAAATAGAAATAACACTACAGAACATCAAAGACGAATCTTTAACAGCCCTTAAGGAAACGTTTGGGGATTCTTACGAAGACTCTAAACAAGAAATAGAAGAGCTATTAAAAGAATCTGAAGAAAAAGCCAAGGAATGGGCTGCGGATCTCATTACAGGAGCTACTAGAATCGAAGCGGTTAAATATTTTCTAAAGACTGAGAAATCCTTATATGAAAACACGCTTCTTAAACTCGCTGGTATTCAACAAATCAATGCATCGAATTTAAAAGATCAGTTAATACAAATTCTTATTGATAAATTAGGAGAACTAGCAAATAAGCAGTAAATTAGAGTGTTCGAAATACGAGGTAACAACTTTTTAAAGTTTCGCAATTAATTAAGCTCCCTGGAAGGAGCTTTTTTAAACTCATAAAATGTCAACACAGGAAGAAAAAAATAGAGCGCTTAAAAACTTTATGGAAGAGTTTTTTGATTTTGATGAATTAGTGAAATGCGGTTTTTTCAAAGAAGAAATGAGGGTTGACTACAAAGCGCAAGCAGAAAAAATTTGCTTCTTTTTTGGATACGATAGTGTTTATCAATACAACACCACAACAATACACGCTCACATATCATTTGAAGGAAAAAGACCTGAAGGATTTGAAAGCTTTGTAACAACTATCAATCCTTGGTTTGAAGACTAATTTTGCACCCGAAAAGATATTAACCCAACTACTCGAA